CTGTTTCTTTTACCCCCAAAAACGACTCAATCAGCCACTATCAGGATGAATCCGACTAGATATGCCTGAATCAGACGAAACAGCCTTAAATCGGCTTACAGACGGAATTAGAGGCATCACAGAGCCACGGATACGCACTAAATCTCTGGATCTGCCATCAAAAGGCGAACAGTTTATAGAATTCTGCAAAAGAATCGACATGCCGCTGTTACCGTGGCAAGAATTGTTAGCCCACGAAGTCTTAAAGTTTAAAGAGGATGGGCGCTGGGCTGCATCCGAAGTCGGAATCGTTTTAAGCCGCCAGCAAGGTAAGTCCACATTCATGTCTCTGCTGATCCTGTTCAAGATGTACGAACTTGGAGAAAAGTTACAAGTGGCTACGGCTCACAAACTTACAACGTCTTCAGAAATCTTTTACAAGATTGATCAGATAATTCAAAGCACGCCAGAATTACTTGCTAGGTTCCATAAGAAATTCGAATCTAAAGGATCTCAGGAGATTCGGCTAAAGTCTGGCGAGCGTTACTTGGTTCGAGCCAATAACTCAGCGGCTCGCGGTATTGCCGCAGTCGATACGATTTACATGGATGAAGTCCGAGAGTATAAAGACATGGATGTCTGGTCTTCGATGCGTTATACCCAGATGAGTTCTAAGAATCCTATGACTTTAGTTTTAAGTAACGCTGGAGATCAGCATTCAATCGTTTTAAACAAATTAAGAGAGCGAGCAGTAGCCGCAATCGCTGGAAGTCCAGATCAAATTGCTTGGTTCGAGTGGTCTGCTCCCCCAGAGACTCCAGTAGATGATTCGCCAGCATTCTGGGAAGGTGCAAGACAAGCAAACCCATCACTTGGTTACACAGTTCACCCAGATAACCTAAGAGCAGTTTTAAATGATGATGAATCTATTATCCGAACCGAAGTTTTATGCCAATGGGTCTCAGTTGTAAACCCAGCAATCAACCCTAGCAACTGGGAAGCATGTGCAGATGCCGAAGCCAAGTTAGATCGAGAAGCGACAACATGGATGGCAATCGATTTAAGTCCTAATCGCCAAGAGGGGGCATTAGTTGCCGCCCAACAACGTGGAGATCAATTCATCGTGGTCTTACTTGCAACATTTAGCAATCCAGTAAACCTAGATGATAAACAGATGGCTAATGAGATAGCAGACTGGGTTCGAAAGTATCAAACACAGACAGTTGCCTATTCCAAGCAGACTGCTGGAGCAGTTGCGGCACGTTTAGCGCCAGCAGGTATCCAGACTTACCCAATCGATGGCGCTCTTTATGGTCAGGCGTGCGACGAAATGCTCTCAGCGATTACTTCTGGCAGATTGATTCATACGCAGCAGCAGGAACTTACTACTCAGGCTTTAAGCGCTGTAAAACTGCCATTCAAAGATGGCGGCTGGTATTTAGGGCGTAAAGCAAGCAATGCGACAATTTGCGCAACCGTAGCGATGGCAATGGTCAGCCATTTCGCAACTCGCCCAGAAACGGAAGTAGATATCATAGTAGGATAATTCGGACATTAGTGTATAATTTGCACCAATGGGAATTAAAGATATATTTACGACAAAAGCACCCGAAATCGGACAACAGGTCGATGTCGCTGCTTCACTTGCGCCATTTGAAATTAGCAGCCTACTTTCACAATTTGACGGCGGCACATTTGTAAGTGCTGCTCAGGCTCTTACAGTTCCAAGCGTTGCACGCGCACGCGGAATCATTACTAGCACAATTGGCACGCTACCAAAAGAAGTTTACATAAAAGCAACTGGCGCACATGTCGAAGCAACTCGCTGCATCAACCAACCAGACCGTAGAGTCGCTGGATCAGTTGTATATTCATTCTTAGCATTCGATATCTGGTACTACGGCGTAGGTTATGGCGTAGTTAATGAATTATATGCAGATGGTCGCATTCAAGACTGGACTCGCGTTCCTTATGAATGGGTTACTCCAGAATATAACTCTGCAATGACTGAAATTATTGGTTACACAATTCAGGGTAAGCGCGCACCCCTATCTGGGGTTGGAAGTGTAATCGCATTTCAAGGACTTGATGAAGGATTCGGTTCAAGAGCAGGTCGAACAGTAAATGCAGCGGTGTGGTTAGAAAAAGCGGCATTAAATTATGCAAAGAATCCTGTACCTGCAACAGTATTAAAATCTAACGGCACAAACCTAACAGCAGAGCGCATTCGCTCGCTTATCAATAGTTGGTCGAAGTCTCGCCAAGATAACTCCACAGCATTTTTAAACGCAGACGTTAATCTTGAAGTGCTTGGCTTCGATCCAGCATCATTACAGTTGGCAGAAAGCCGCCAATATGTCGCATTAGAAATTGCACGTCATGCTGGCATTCCAGCGTATTTTTTAAGTGCTGAAACTACGAGCATGACTTATTCCAACGCCTTATCGGAGAGGAAAGGGCTGCTCGACTTCTCGCTTCGCCCAATTTTAACGAGCATTGAACAACGTTTATCTTTTTCTGATTTCGTTCCAGCAGGACAAGTAGTTCGTTTTGATTTAGACGATTTCTTGCGCGGTTCAGCATTAGAGCGTGCGCAAGTGTACGAAATTCTTAACAGAATCGGCGCAATGTCGGTTCAACAGATTCAAGAGGAAGAAGACCTAATCGACAATGGAAATTAATTTCTCATCAAACGTATTTGCAGCCGATGCAGGTAAGCGCGAAATTTCAGGTCGCATCGTTGCATGGGGTGAAAAAGGATATACATCCGCAGGAGAGACAATCTTTGCTCCTAACTCATTAACATTTAATAAAAAGACAAAATTACTCCTAGAGCATGATCGTACTCGTCCGATTGGATTCCTAAAAAGCCACGAAATCACAGCAAGCGATGTCCAAGCAACATTCGGACTTGCTAAAACATTTTCAGCAGACGATGCAATCGAAGAAGCATCTACAGGTTTAAGAGATGGATTTTCAGTTGGCGTTAAAGTCAATTCATGGGATAACCAAGATGGTGTAATGGTTATTACTTCAGCAACAGTCCATGAGGTCAGCCTTGTAACGGATCCCGCCATCAATTCAGCCCGTGTCGAGCGCGTAGCCGCTAGTGAGAATGCAGTAGAAGAAATTTCTGCGCCAGAAGCGCAGGATGAAACCCAAACCAAACCAGAAGGAGAAGACCTAGTGTCCGAAACCATTTCAGAGGTAGCGACAGCCGAAGTGGTTGAAGCCGCCAAGTCAGAACCAACAGTTACAGCAAATGCTCCTGTTGCATACACATCACCACGCATCGATCTAAACGTAACAGCAGGTCAGGTTGCTAAGGCTCAACTCGCAGCAACACGAGGCGATGCAGATGCACGCGATCTTCTCGCTGCACTTCAGGTTGCAACTGTTGCAGAAAACACAGGAACAGTTCCACCTAACTATCTTCGTGACCTAATCGGTGTTATCGATTCATCACGTCCATTCATTTCAAGCATTGAAACAGCACCACTACCTGCTGCTGGAATGAAGATTTTCACTCCTAAGTTGGGCGCACAAGCAACTGTTGCACTAACTGCTGAAGGTGCAGAATTTTCTTCAACAGATACAGCAGTAACTTTCCAAGAAGATTCAGTAGTTAAGTTCGCAGGTGCTGGTCGTCTCGATGTCGAATTGGTCGACCGATCAGATCCGAGTTTCTTAGACCTATACCTACGAGAACTCGCTGCGTCATACGCACAAAAGACAGATGCATACGCTGCAAACATTGCTGCACAGAATTCTGCTGCATCAACAGGTTCAACAATTTACAAGTCAATCGCAGATGGTATTGCTGATTCATTTGGCGTAATGCGCATGACTCCAAATCGTCTTCTCGTTGCAACAGGCGGCGGAGAAGGTGGAATCGATTTCTCTGGTCTTCTCGGAGCAGTAGATTCAACAGGTCGCCCAATTTTTGCGGCTGCTGCTCCACAAAATGCTAACGGACTTATTTCACAAGGTTCAACAGCAGGAACAGTTGCAGGTCTTTCATTGGTAGTAGATCCAAACTACACAGGTAACGATGCTGGCGCTAAGTACGCTCTCGTTTACCCATCAAACGCAATGCGATTCCACGAAAGCGGAACGCTTCAACTCCGCACAGCGGTAGTTGCAAACGGACAACTTGATATCGGAATCTACGGATACTGCGCAGTAGTTAATCGCTACCCAACAGCATTCCGTTACCTATCAGTAGCGTAATCAACTAATCATGGGGGGGGCGGTTGCTCCCGATCGCTCCCCCAGTCGTACGAAAGGACTAGACATGCCAACAATTATTACAGCATCAGAATTACGCGCTGTTCTTGGCGTGTCTAGTTCTTTATACAATGATGCAGTTTTAAATGACTGCATAGATGCTGCTGAAACTGTAATTTTGCCAATGCTTACAACTTTTAGCGTGCCAATTCAATCGGTAGAATTAACCAGCAATGTAGCGACATTTGAGACAACACTTCCACATGAATTTACCGAAGGTTCTAGCGTTGTAATCGCTGGATGCGGTAGCCCATTTAACGGCACACGGACAGTTAATGCCGAGCCAACAGAATTTACATTTTCCTGCAATATCACAAATGCAGACGTATTATTTAAGAACATTATTCCAGCAGGTACAGCCACACTTACAAATGCATCTAACTACGTTGGAAATCCAGCAGTAGAGCAAGCAACTTTAGCGGTATCAGTTGAAGTCTTTACATCTCGCAACCAAGCAGGTGGACAAATGGAAGGCGTAGATTTCACAAACGTCAGTCCATACCGTTTAGGTCGATCACTTTTCAATAGAGTGTCTGGTCTCTTAGGCAGTTACATCGATGTCGAAAGTATTTGCCAATAGTGCCAGCATCAACGATTTTAGACACAGTTCGCACGCCATTATCCAATGCTCTCAGCACGGTGGCTGCGAATGTATACGCTTTCGTTCCAGAGACTCCAAGCGTTCCGTTTTGCGTAAACGTTCCAGATTCTCCATACCTAGAATTAGAGACAATTAACAAATCAACACTTCACACGAAGATCAATCTGGTCATTTCTTGCGGAGTGGCATATAACAATAACGCTGCATCTTTGGACAACTTAGAGCAGTTAATAATGAGCGTTCTAAAGGTAATTCCAGTCGGATACACCATTGGAGCAGTAGAAAAACCAACAGTTACTCAGGTCGGTGCATCAAATGTCTTGGTTGCCGATATCAGAGTTTCCACTTACTACACACAAACAAACTAAGGATAAATAATGGCAACCACAGTAATCACAGGTCGCGATATTTCTCTATCTTTCACAGGTGGAACAGATATCGAAGCACAAGCGACTAGCGCAGTTCTAACAAAGACAAACGTTCGTGAAACATTCCAGACATTAGACGGCGAAGCATATAAAACTGTAAATTTAGAGGGCACATTTGCTCTATCTATGCTCGCAGACTGGGGTAAGGCTAACTCAGTATGCGAAGCACTATGGACTGCTGCTGAAACAGCGCCAGATACAGATATTTCAGTTACACTTACAACTGCAACAGGTGCGCAGTTCGTATTCCCAATCATGCCAGAATTCCCAACTGCTGGTGGATCAGGAACAGATGCGCAGACTGTGGACTTTACTTTCAAAGTCTCAAAGGGTGCAGTAGTAGAGACATTCTCGTAAAAACTAACTAAGGGAGCAAACAAATGAAACTGCCAATTACAATAGAGTTTATTTCTGGTGAAGTTGAGACCTATACGGCTCAGCCAGCAGATTGGGCGCGTTGGGAAAAGGCAACAGGTAAGACCATTAGCAAAGCGCAAGATTCTATCGGAATGTGGGATCTTATATTCTTGGCACATAGCGCCATGAAGCGTGATGCAGGTGGCAAGCCTACTAAAGTGTTAGATGTCTGGATGGAAAACGTAGCGGAAGTTACGGTAGGAGAGACAGATAGCCCAAAAGCCATGAGTCAGGATCCATCAACAGAATCTTAATTTCGCTAGCAATAGCGACTGGGATTCCGATGAGTGAATGGCAAACGGCTGAAGATGTATTAACTGCATTTGAAATACTAAAAGAGAGGAACGGTAATGGCTGAAACTGGTCTAGATAAAGCCGAACTTTCTAAGGTGTTTAAGGCATTTAAAAACATGAGCGAAGGTGCAGTAGAGGAAGCAAAAAGAGAATCGGCGGCTATTTCTGAATACGCCAGATCTTCTATTATTGACTCTGCTGCATCTCGCCAGTTTGGTCAGGCAGTTGCAGTAAGAATTGCAACAGGCGCTAAGGTTAAGTATTCATCTAAAATCGGTGAAATTACTTATGGATTTGCAAATCAAAAGTTTTCAGGCGGAGCAACTACCAAACAAATCTGGGGTGGCTCGGAGTTTGGATCTAACAAATATAAGCAGTTTCCAATCTGGTCTGGGCGCGAAGGTCGCGGTTCTCGCGGTTGGTATATCTATCCAACTTTACGCAAAATTCAGCCAGAAATTCTTACACGCTGGAATGCATCATTTAGTAACATTTTGAAAGAGTGGGGATAATGGCAACAGGTACTAGAGCATTAACCCTTAAACTCATTGCCGATATTGATGCGTTTACAAAGAATCTTGATCAAGGCGCTAAAGAGGTCGATACTTTTGGCGATAAACTAACCAAGTTTGGCGGAGTCGCAGCAAAGGCATTTGCGGTTGCAGCAGCAGCAGCAGCAGCCTACGCAGTAAAGATTGGCATTGATGGTGTTAAAGCAGCCATCGAAGACGAAGCAGCGCAAGCAAAGTTAGCAACTACATTAAAGAATGCTACTGGCGCAACGGATGCACAGATTGCATCTACTGAAAAATACATAAGCACGCTAGCGGTTCAAACTGCGAAATCAGACGGAGAACTTCGCCCAGCCTTAGAGCGCTTGGCTCTTTCAACTAATAACGTTAAAGAGGCTCAGGATTTATTGGAAGTTTCTACAAGAATATCGGTAAATAGTGGAGTCGAATTACAGACTGTTGCTAATGCCATTGCTAAGGCTCAGGATGGAAATACCACATCGCTTGCAAGACTAGGCATCGGTTTATCGGCAGCCGAAATTAAAGGTAAAACATTTGCTGAAATTCTTGCAAGAATAAATGAAATCTATCCAGATTTAGGCGCTAATGCAGACACGCTTGCATTCAAGATGGAACAGATGCGAATCGGCTTTGATGAAGCAAAAGAAACTATTGGTTTTGCTTTATTGCCTATTATGGAAAACTTAATAACATTTATCAATGAGCAAGCCCTACCTGCATTTAACGCATTTATTGCTGGATTAACTGGCAATGATGGCGCGGTAGAAGGTTTAGACGAAACTGGAATAGCCGCATATAATCTTGGTAAAACTATCGGATCACTTGGTAAAAGCATCGGACAATTAGCGGCAGTCTTTTCAACAGATGGTAAATCCAGCATGGAAGGGTTCGTAACAGTCTTAAAGTTCGTGGCTCAGACTGCTACTGTTGTAGTAACCATTATTAAAGAATTAATCAGTTTTATCGTTGAAATGGCTAATCAGGTTATTGGGTTCCTTAACCTATTCGGCGCTGGAATTCAAAAAATTAAAAGCATTCAAGGAACTGCATTTGCTGCTGCGTACGGAACGCAGAGTTTTGCAACAGGCGGAGCGCCTAGCGCAATTAGTGGCGGCGGTTCTTTTGGTCTTAATTCGTCTTCAATAGGCGGAGGCTTTGCTGGCGGCTCTGGAAGCGGTTCTGGGGCTGGTACAGGCGGCGGTGGTAGAAAAGGTACATCAACAGGTTCAGGAACTCCTGCAAGCATTCAAGCCGCTATTAACGCACAAAGACAAATTCAAGCCCAAAACGACATGATGTTCGCAATGGGGATTAAAGATGATCCTGAAACATTACGCCAGAGACGTTTCGCTTCCGCTGCAAGGCTTCAAGAACTTTTGGGCGATGCGGCTGCTCGTAACATAACTGTAAATATGGGTATAGTTGGAGATCCAGAATCGGCTGCTAGAACCATTATAGAATTACTTAACGATTCACAGGCTCGCGGAACATTAGGATCAGGCGCGCTTGTACCATGACGGCTTGGAATCCAGTCTGGCAGTTATCAATCGATGGCGGCACATATACAACAGTAACCCTTGCTAACTTAACAATTACATCTGGGCGTACTGATATCTATCAGCAGCCAGTAGCAGGTTATTGCACGGTCGAAATTATCAATACAGACCAATCAGCAGTAGCCATTGATGTAAACGATTCTTTTGCATTACAGGTCAAAAATACAGCAGGAACATTTATCCCGATATTCGGTGGATTCGTTACAGATATAAACCAGAGCGTTCGCAGTAGCGGATCTAATGCCATCGTTCAGAGTTTCACTATTACAGCACTAGGCGCTCTTTCAAAGTTGCCTAAGATTCTTACTGAAGGTGTTTTATCTAAAGCATTTGATGGCACTCAGATTTATTCAATCCTTAGCGGAATCCTATTTAACACATGGGCGGAAGTTCCAGCAGCGACAACATGGGCTACTTATACAGCAACCGAAACATGGGCTAATGCTCAAAATTCTGGACTTGGTGAGATTGACGTTCCTGGAGACTATGAATTAACAGATCGTGCAGCAAGTACGACAGACGTTTATTCATTAGTCGCATCACTTGCCACATCTGGCGCTGGATATATTTATGAAGACAGCGCTGGATATATTGGGTATGCTGATAGTACCCATCGAGGCGAATATCTAGCAGCAAATGGCTATCGTGAATTATCTGGTAATCATGCATTATCTAGAGGAATTGCTACATCTCGGCGCATCGGAGATATTCGAAACAAAGTCACAATTACCTATAAGAATAATGCTCAGGAGTCAGCCGAAAATACTGCCAGTCAAGTTCTTTATGGTACTCAGGCTCAAAACATCGTAACTTCGCTCCACAACACCGCAGATGCCACATCTCAGGCTAATTTCTATTTAGCCTTGCGTGCCTACCCTCAAAGCCTATTTAAATCTATTACATTTGAACTTACTAACCCAGAGATAGATAACTCTGATCGTGATGCGCTTTTAGGCGTGTTTATGGGTCTGCCAGTAGATATTACAGACCTACCTGCAAACATGACTGGCGGCAGATTTCAAGGCTTCGTAGAGGGATGGACTTTTAACGCTGGATTTAACAAACTGCAAGTAACTTTAAACGTTTCGCCGATTGCGTTCAGTCTGCAAGCGTTTAAGTGGTTAAACGTTCCAATCACCGAAAACTGGACTACAATTAACCCATTATTAGACTGGACTAACGCTACAATAGTAGCCTAAAAAGGAGAAGGAATGCCAACAACAACGAACTATGGCTGGACAACCCCAGCCGATACCGATCTGGTAAAGGATGGCGCTGCGGCAATCCGTACTCTTGGATCGTCCATTGACTCAACCTTAAAGACTCAAATCGATGCACAAATTCCCGATTCGCTACTTACAACAAAAGGCGATTTAATTGCTGCAACCGCAGCATCTACACCAGCGCGTTTAGCAGTTGGAACAAATGATTTTGTATTAACAGCAGATTCAACTGCTGCTGCTGGCGTTGCTTGGAAAGCAGCAACGAGCGGTTCTCTCACGCTTTTAAGCACAACAACATTAAGCGGCGCGACAACAACAATTTCAAGCATTTCACAATCCTACAACTCACTTTTTGGAATTGTCTATGGCGCAACATGGGCAACGGCTGATGGCAGATTGGTGTGCTCGCCTAACGGCAGCGCGGCAATTACATATTCGGCAAATATTGAAACTGGCGGATTAGATAATCGCAATGCCGATTATATGTATTTCAATGCAGACCCAATGCTGAGAACGAATGCTAACAATGCGTGGGCTTTTACAATTAACAACTACACATCCACAACAAATTACAAATCTTTCTTCAATCAAGGAATATTTTATTCTGCTGGTTCTTCTGCACTTCGTTATCATAGTGCTGCAGGTGGAATTGCCACAAATTCAGCAATTACTTCTCTGGCATTTACTACATCATTTACAGGCGGCAATTTTTCAACAGGAACAGTTCTACTTTACGGAGTTAAATAATGGCTAAAACATCTCGTCCAATGGTAAGAATTCACAATACGGAAACCGATGAAGTAATTGACCGTGAAATGAACGATGCGGAATTTGCTGATTATCAGGCACAACAGGAAGCAAACAAAGCAGCAGCAGAAGCGAAGGCAAAAGCCGAAGCAGATAAGGCTGCTCTCTTGGCCCGTCTTGGCTTGACTGAGGATGAACTTAAAACAATTCTCGGATAATGAAGCCAAAATTAGTTAAAGCAGCCGAAACTCTTAGAGATCAGGTAAATGCTAACTATCCAGACAGAGATAAAACTTCCGATGGATGGGTGGCAGATGCTCGCCATCTCGCTAGAGGTAACTCGGATCACATACCAGATCATGAGGGCTGGGTATGCGCCATTGATATCGACAGAGATTTATCAGGAAAGCCAAAACCAGACATCATGGGCGATCTTGCAGATCAACTTCGTATCGCAGCGCGAAATGGAGATAATCGCATTAAATACATCATATTCGATGGCAGAATCGCATCAAAAATCCTTAACTGGAAATGGCGTGCGTACAAAGGGAGCAATGCTCACAGGCATCATTGCCATGTGTCGTTCAATAAAAAGCAGAGTGTCGCAGATGGCTCACTCTTTCAAATCCCGATGCTAGGAGCAAAGTAAATGAATATGAAGAATCCGTTAATCCTTACTGCTGGCGCATTTCTTTCAGCATGGGCAGCATCAAACTTCGATGTAGATTATCGCGCCATCTTATGGGCGGTTCTCGCTGGCGTGTTCGGTTACGCCACTCCGAAAAAGTGAGTGCTACGGAATGGGGTCAAATAATCGCAGCAGCGACAGCGACTCTAACTGGTTTATTTATTGGCTTGAAGTGGTTGGTACGCGGCTGGTTAAACGAGTTGCGCCCAAATTCTGGAAGTAGCCTAAAGGATCAAGTAACTCGCCTAGAGACACGCGTGGATAAGATCTACGAATTGCTTACAAGTAAGTCATAATAATTCCAAGCAAGGGAGATAAATGACTACGCTAGCAGCGGTACAAGGTGACGGCTGGGCAGTAATTGGTTCGGATAGTCTTTCAACAGACGATAACGGCAGACCGATTAACATGGCAACGCCTAAAATCGTTAAGAATGGCGCATTTCTCATTGCTGGAGCAGGTTCAGTTCGTGGATGCAATATCTTGCAACATGGCTGGACACCACCGAAGCCACGCGGCGATTTAGATCGATTCATGACGAAAGCATTTATTCCGTCGATGCGTAAAGCATTTTTAGATGCTGGTTACGACATGAAGCAAGACAGTTCCAACGCCTTACACGATTCTGAATTCTTAGTAATCGTGCATGGAATCATTTACCCGATATTCGAAGACTACTCTTGGGAGCGCTCACGCGATCCGTTATACGTCTCAGGTTCAGGTGGGGCGTATGCGTTGGGCGCGCTAAAGACTCAGAATATCGATGACGAATGGTCAGCAAGGCAAGCAATAGAAAAGGCGATAAACATCGCCATCGAATGCGACACATCATCAGGTGGGTCGATCTACTTGGCTTCCCAAAAGGACATGCGATGAAATCAAGAATTCTAGTTATCAGCGATTTACAGATTCCTTATCATCACGAAGCAGCAGTAAAGAATCTAATTAAACTGGTCAATCGTGAGAAGTTCGACCTAGTGCTAAATACTGGAGATGAACTAGACATGCAAGCCCAGTCGAAATGGGCAAAAGGCACAAAGTTAGAATGGGAAGGTCAGTTAGATGCAGATCGTAAACTTGCACAAGACATTCTCTGGGATTTACAGACTACCGATATAACGCGTTCTAATCATACGGATAGGCTCTATCACACGCTCCTGCGTGGAGCGCCTAGCCTTATTGGACTGCCAGAGTTGGAATACCCAGCATTTATGGACTTTAAGTCTCTCGGTATCCGATTTCATAAAAAGCCATTTGAGTTTCATCCTAACTGGGTTTTGGTTCATGGCGATGAAGGATCAATGAATTCTAACGCTGGATTAACTGCTCTTGGCTTGGCTAAGAAGTTCGGAAAATCAGTAGTCTGCGGGCATACCCATAGAGCGGGCATTAGTGCCTATTCTGAGGGTATAGGGGGCTCATACAGGACTTTATGGGGTGTAGAGGCAGGGAATGTTATGGACAAGAAGAAAGCGTCTTATTTAAAGGCTGGAGCCGCTAATTGGCAGATGAGCGTAGCCATCCTAGAGACACACGGAAAGAATCTCTCGCCTATGCTGGTTCCCATCAATAAAGATGGGTCATTTACTGTTTACGGCAAGACATACGGCTAAAAAATGTGGTTCAAATCACACCCAAAACACTAGGTTTTGGTTATCAGCCATGCCATGCTTAACCCATGAAGCCGAAGATATCGGCGGATAGGGAGCAATAAAATGGAATATACAATAGATAAAACAGTTGTAGAAAGTAAGTTAGTTTTTAATCATTTTCGAGTAACAAAGTATTCCGATGGCACATATCGCTATGAAAATTATCCTTACTTTTTTAAGGATCAAGTATCCGCTCTTAAATGGGGTCGATCAATGGATGAAGCATCAAAAATCATCCGCGATGCTCAAAAGCACATCGATGATCTTTTAAATGAGGTTACAGAATGATTATCAACTCACTAACGATTCTTATCGTCGCAGGAATTTGCGGAGCGCTATATTTTGCATTCCGTTTAGGTCTGGAAATTGGCTACGATCGAGGAATGACTCAAGGTCGCATCGCGATTCGCAAGTATTATGAGCAGGTGCAGAAATGAAGGCATCTGAAGTCTTACAAAGCGCTACCGATGTAATTGGTCAGCGTGGGGCGATTTATGGATCTCCAAAAGTCAATCATCAACGCATTTCGGCAAGACTAAGCCAATTATTGGACATGCCGATAACTGACTGGCAAGCCTGTTTAATGATGGTTGAAGTCAAATTAAGCCGCATTCAAGAAACGCCGAATCATGAGGATAGTTTTATCGATGCGTGTGCATATCTCGCCCTAGCGTGTGAGTTAATTTCAGACGAAAGGGATTTAAGTGTCTACCATTAAAGAAATTAAACAGATAACGGATCGCAATAGAGCGGTGATATTTAAGTGCCAGATTCAAGCAATGAAGCCATTTGATATTGCTTATTATCAAGGGAAGATGGATGCCCTAGATCATATTTATTCATTACTAACAGAATTGGAAGATAAATAGTGTTCAAATTAGAAGATTATGAGACGGTGGCAATGCTTAACCGTTGGTTTATCGAAAACTACCCGATGGGAAGGACAAACATTGAAATCATTTACCACGACCCTAAAGAGGGGTTTATCACTTGTAGGGCTGAAGTTTACCGAGATATCAATGATGCTTATCCTGCGGTTACTAATATCGCTCATGGATCTAGGGATTTATATAACTCAAACATGCGTCGGTTTTACGCAGAGGATATTGCTAGTTCAAGTCTTGGCAGAGCAATCACGCTCCTTAAAGGCGGACAAACTGCTACAAGAGACGACATGGAAAAAGTAGATACCAATAAGCCATTTGAAAAGCGATTGGCTGAAAAGATTACAGTTCCAGATGTAAGCGATGATCTCTGGACTACTAAAACAGTTGAAGCGCCTAAGACATCTGCTGAAGCGGTTGAGACAGTCAAAGACATCATCGGCGGACAGACAGAGAAGGATATTCCGAACTGTTCACATGGTAAGCCAAGAATCTTGCGTACTGGAACATCAAAGGCTGGTAAGCAATGGGCTGCGTGGGATTGCGCCTTTAAGGCAAGTAATTATCAAGTCGGACAAGAAAAGCCATGTGATCCAGATCGAATCTGGTTGGAGTTATCGCCAAGCGGCACATGGGTGCCACAAAAGGGGCGCTAATCATGTGTAATAGTTGTTTTGAATTAGCCGAATTAGTGCATGATCCTAATTACAGACCAAATCCAATAATTGAAATTGCAGTATTTGAGACATTGGACAAAATGCCACATGCTGAAGAAATGACTCGCCATGATAAGGCAGTATTTCTAATTTGCTTGGGAGCGCATAATTTATTTTGGCAACCTACCGAAGAGGTAAATAATGGGTGAAATGATGATATTCCATGAAAATGGAACTGCTGAAATAATTACAGCCGAAGGCGATCGTGAAGATATTGTTATCTACTGCGATTTATGTAATGAGCCAATAGCAATTACCACTAAATTGAGTTGCGATGACGTATTCTTACAATGCGTTAAATGCCATTCGGTAACTTACAATGGCAAATAATTATCTAGGTAGTACCTATTCCGATGAATGGTACACAGACCAAGACACAGTAGACAAAGCAATTCGTTATTTACAAATTAAGCCCAAAAGCAGGGTTATATGTCCATTTGATTCGGATAAAAGTTTATTCGTTCAAACCTTGCAGAAACTTGGTCATTACACCATTTATGGTATGACTGATTTCATTTATTCAGATAATTATGAATTTGATTATCTAATAACAAATCCACCATTTAGCATGAAGGATGCAGTAATGGAAAAGGTTTACCAGTATGGAAAGCCATCGTTACTTATGCTTCCGCTGGATATATTAGGCGGAGTTAAAAGGGCTGGTCTTTATGCAAATTATGGTGCGCCAAAAGTAATTGTTCCAACTAGGCGAATATCCTATTTTGATTCTAATTACGTCAAGCGCAAGGCAAGTAACTTCCATTCCGTTTATGCTCTATTTAACACAGGGCAAAGCGGTATAGAGTGGGAAAATGCCTAGTCAATCAAGAAAATATAGGGGTTTCGCTACCGAGCGAGTAGTTGCAGATTATCTGCGACAGTTCTGGGAATTCGCTTCGGTCGGTCGCGGAAAAGGTAAAGATATTCAGTCAGTACCCTTTGACGTTGAGGTGAAGGCTCGGACTGGATTTCAACCTAAACAGGTTCTCGCGCAGATCAAGGCTCGCACATCTAAATCTGGGGAGATTGGATTTGCAGTCCTGCGTTTAAACGGACAAGGAGAAGATGCGCGTGAGTATGCCGCCGTCATCCGTTTCGAGGATCTGGTTAATCTATTAGTTAAGGCTGGTTACACACAAATACCGTCAAATGTGAGAGAATTAGACCCTATACGCTGCAATAAATGCGGTGATTGGATGTTCGAGGGTATGACCTGCCGAGCCTGTAAGGGGTTGAGTTCAAATGCCGATCTATGAGTTCGAATGCGATGGATGCGATGCTAATGTCCGTTTCGATAAGGAGTTTAAGATCAATGAACCACACGAACTTGAATGCCCAGTATGCCAAAACAGCATGCGAAAGGTCTACCAAGCAACACCAACAATCTTCAAAGCAAAAGGATTCTACTCAACAGGCGGATAGACACGCCGTTCTGACCTGCGGTTATGCCGATACGCTTGACTCATTCGGTACACTTACAGGGCTAGAGCAGCCCAACTGCTCAGCGCGAACCGTGAAGCGGTTAGTTCGCGCGGTAGCCATCGTTATTGGGATATCTCTATTCTTGCCAATGGCAAGTGCTGTACCTGCGACAATAGATCCTAAACAATCAGCAAAAGCATTTGCTAGATCACAGATATCAGATAAAAGAGAATATATATGCTTATCAAGACTTTATGGAAAAGAATCAGCATGGAACTACAAAGCACAAAATGGTTCACATTATGGAATACCACAAGGCAAGAGCAAGTATCTAAAGACAGCAAGCCCACAAGCACAAGTGACGTGGGGATTGAACTATATTCATCACAGATACAAGACTCCTTGCGAAGCATGGAGACATTGGCTTAAGTATGATTGGCATTGATGAGTAGTCTTAAAGATAATGGATCTACATCTCAATGGAGAAGACTCAGAGAGTTAGTCTTAAGACGTGACCAAGAGACATGCCAGATGTGTGGACAACACGCTACACATGTCGATCACATAGTTCCAAGACGTCTAATCTCTGGTAACCTTGCAGACAATATGGATAATCTCCAAGCATTGTGTAAATCGTGCAATCTCCGTAAGGGGGGTCGGTTTTTTGAGCGTGCAGGAACAC